TGATGTCATCGACGATTTGGACGGTGACGACGAATTGTAATCGGCAATAAAGCCGGTAACTAGAGGGCAAGGAAGATACAGTGGGCAAGCCCTCGCCACAGGAACGCTGTATCTTCACTATGGAAAGCAAGGTGGCTAATGTACCGTTTTCGACAACGTTACAGGGTTGGTCGAGCAACCTAGCGTAAGGTTCGATTCCTTACCTTTCCACCTTAATAGTAGGGAGAACTACAGATAGGGTAGTTCAGTGATAGTAGAGGGACGGTAGCTATCACATTCTTTAACAGTAGGAGAACTAATGGCGAAGAAATCAATAAAGACTTTAACTACAGATATAGAAGAATTAATACTTAATGGTAAAGAAGAATTAGATCAGAATAATTTAGAAGATTTTCTGTCTGTAGTACGTGAAGAGATAGAACGGTTTCTTTCGCCATATGAAGGTGAGCGAAAACGATTACGCTTGTCTGCCATTGGTCGTACTGATCGCAAACTATGGTATGAGATAAATGATCCGGTGCCTCGTAAAGAATCACCGGCATTGCGTATGCGTTTCTTTTACGGTCATCTGTTAGAGGCGCTACTGTTGTATTTAGTAACAGAAGCTGGACACAAAGTTGAAGACCGACAGAAAGAAGTAGAATTAGAAGGCGTAAAAGGTCATATCGACGCTGTTATTGACGGTGCGTTGGTAGACGTTAAGTCAGCTTCGGACTATGGTTTCAAAAAATTTAAACAAAATACGCTTGAGGACAACGATCCATTTGGGTACATCTCTCAGATTAGCGCGTATATGGAAGCCTTGGACCTTGATGAAGGCGGCTTTCTTGCTATCAATAAGAACAACGGTGAAATCTGCATGATGCAGGTAGATGAGTTAATGTTAATTAACGCTTCTAATAGAGTAAAACATCTGAAGAAGATGGTAAAGAATAAGAACATACCTGAACGTTGCTTCACTCCAATACCAGATGGTAACAGTGGTAACATGATTCTGGTTAAAGACTGCGTGTTCTGTGATTACAAGAATAAATGTTGGCAGGACACAAATGACGGTGAAGGACTACGTGTATTCAAATATGCTAATGGATATCGTTACTTCACTAAAGTTGTAAAAGAACCTAACGTAGAAGAGGTACTATGACGAAGGCAAAGAAGACACACCAGCCTTGTCCTACATGTGGTAGTTCAGACGCACTATCTATATACGAAGATGGTACGTACTGTTTTTCTTGTAACACTGTTATTAAGAACGGAATAGAGATGCACATTAACGAGTATAAAGTTAAGAATCCTGTACTGAATTCTAATCTTACCACAGGTAAAACTAAAGAGCTATCCAAGCGCAAACTGTCTTCTGAAACTTGTCTGAAGTACGGTGTAACTGTAAGTGACGCATCAAAACATGTGTATCCATATTACGATGAATGGAATCAGCATGTCGCTAACAAGATACGTGGCAAGAACAAAGTCTTCACCGTTGAAGGTCAGATAAGTGACGCTAAGTTATTTGGTCAGCAGTTATTCAAGAAGGGTGGTAAGTACATAACCATCTGCGAAGGTGAACTAGACGCCATGTCGGCACACCAGATGTTCGACAGTAAATGGCCCTGTGTATCCATAAAGACAGGTGCGGCTAGCGCACACAAAGACATCGTAGACAATTACGATTATCTTATGAGCTTTGAAAATATCGTTATTTGTTTCGATAATGACAAAGTGGGATTAGAGAACGCTAAAGCAATAGCAGAAGTCCTGTCACCTAAAGCCAAGATTATGAAGATGCGTTATAAGGACGCTTCTGCTTATCTCATGGAGAATAAATCGACTGAGTTTGTCAGTGATTGGTGGAACGCAGATACACACACTCCTGATGGCATTGTGGCTGGTTCTCAGCTATGGGACGTTCTGTCAGAAGGTCCAAAAGAAGCGGTGGTAGACTACCCCTTTGAAGGTCTAAATCGCATGACATACGGCGTACGTAAAGGTGAACTAGTCACCATCTGCGCTGGTACAGGTATTGGTAAGAGTAGCTTTCTAAGAGAAATTATATACCATATCTATAATAAAACAGATGAAAACATTGGTTTAATGTTCATGGAAGAAAGTGTACGCACTACAGCTGAAAGTCTGATGAGCCTACACATGAACAAGCCGCTACATCTTCCTGATGTGGTCTATGAGGATGAGGCGTATGAGAAAGCATTTCAAGAAGTTCTAGGTTCAGAACGTTTCTACTTCTTTGATCACTTCGGGTCTAATACAATAGAGAACATCATAGCACGTATTCGTTATCTTGTACGCGCCTTGAACTGTAGGTATATTGTATTAGACCATATTAGTATATTGGTGAGCGCACAAGAGAACGCTATGGATGAGCGTAAGACTATTGATGCTTGCGTAACCAAGTTGCGTACTCTTGTGCAGGAACTTGATATCTGTCTGTTCATGGTATCTCACTTGCGTAGACCGTCCAATGGTGGTTCGCATGAAACTAACTCACTTAATGTTAGCTTGAGTGATCTTAGAGGTAGTCATAGTATAGGTCAGCTTAGTGACATCGTGCTAGGTCTTGAGCGTAACGGACAAGCTGATTGCGTTGTAGAGCGTCACACAACATACGCTAGAGTAATAAAGAACAGGTTCAGTGGTCTTACAGGCCAAGCTACTAAACTGTATTATGATCTAGGTACAGGACGTATAACTGAACTAGAGGAGTTGTGATGGCAAGAAGATTTAGATCAGGATTTGAAGCCGACTTTGCTAGAGACTTATATGATAGAAACATAAAAGCATCGTACGAAACAAATAAAATAAAATACGTACCACCTGTCAGAACGTACACACCAGACTTTTTCATCGAAGATCATAATTTCTATGTGGAAACAAAGGGTCTGTTCTCATCAGAGGATAGAGCCAAACACTTGTTGATACAGAAACAACATCCTGACCTTGACATTAGATTTATATTCATGAATAGTAAAAAACGTTTAAGTAAAAAATCTAAGACAACGTACGCGCAATGGTGTGATAAACATGGTTTCACGTATGATGTAATGACATTACCTGAAGGATGGATTAATGACTGAAGATGATATAGATGAAAATGAAGTTCTAGACGCTATTAAAAAAATTAAATTATTATTTAATGATGATGATAGCCAAGAACATATTTTTAAAGAACCTAACGGTGTATTCATTCTCATAGAAAGACAACCAAACACTGACGAAGATTTCAATGTCAGCGTGTTTGACTTTAAAGAAGTAGATGACGGTAAGTTTCCTATTTGCAAAGTGATGGCACTAGGTTTGTTGCGTGTGCTTGACGAGGACTTGGAAATGGTATTTAGTAAGGGTCTGAGTAAATTGATGAGTGACTTTGAGAAGGAAACACAAAAAACGTCTGAGGGTAAAGTAGTTAAGTTAGAAGACTACAAGAACATGAAAGATAAACTTCCATCGCTTTTAAACAGATTAGAAAGAGACATTAGTGGAGATGATGACAATGCGAGATGATGTAAACAATCCAGAACACTATAAATTAAATGAGTACGGCATTGAGTGTATTGATGCCATTCAGGCTTCTATGACTGTAGAGGAGTTTGAAGGATACCTACGTGGTAATGTCCTAAAATATATGTGGCGTTGTAACTACAAAGGTCACAAGGTACAGGACTTGCAGAAAGCAGCATGGTATCTTGATAAGTTGGTTGGTGAAGTAAAGGGACGAGAAGAACAACCGATGTTTAATTTTAACTGCAATAAGGATAACAAAATAGAGGTTGTTAATGGCAAGTAATTACGAAGACTTTATACACATTAGCCGATACGCACGGTATATCGAAGAAGAAAACAGAAGAGAAACTTACAGCGATACAGTAAATCGTTGGTGGAGCTATATGACATATAAGTTTCCATCTCTTGCAAAACACAAAGATGTAAAACAGGCGATACTGGACAAAGAGGTGATGCCGTCCATGAGGACGATGATGGCAGCGGGTGACGCGCTAGAACGTAATCACATTGCAGCGTACAACTGTAGCTATATTGCTGTTGACGATCCAAAGGCGTTTGACGAGACACTGATGATACTCATGTGTGGCACTGGCGTAGGTTACAGTGTTGAACGTGACTTTGTAGATCGTATGCCAGAAGTACCTGAGAACATAATACGCACTGATGAAGTTGTCACGGTAGCTGACAGTAAAGAAGGATGGGCAAGAGGTTTACGCCAACTCGTAATGAGATTGTACGCTGGTGAACATCCTACATGGGACTTGTCACGTATTCGTCCTTCTGGCAGCAGACTGAAGACGTTTGGTGGACGCGCCAGTGGTCCTGAACCTCTCGACAATTTATTTAGATTTGTAACATCTACATTCTACAAAGCACAAGGACGTAAGCTGACTAGCTTGGAGTGCCATGATATGATGTGCGCTGTAGCAGCGGCAGTGGTTGTTGGCGGTGTACGTCGAAGCGCCATGATCAGTCTGTCTAATCTGAGTGATGATCGTATGCGTCATGCCAAGATGGGTAGCTGGTTCAATGATAATGTAAACAGAAGCTATGCAAATAACTCTATTGCATTTTCTTCCAAACCTGACATGGGTACGTTTCTGCGAGAGTGGACTGCTATATATGAGTCTAAGAGCGGTGAGCGTGGTCTGTTTAATCGTGTAGCTGCAATCAACAAAGCAAAGGAAATTGATCGTGATACTTCACACGTATTTGGTACTAATCCTTGTGGTGAAATATCTCTACGTCCTAAACAGTTCTGTAATCTTAGTGAGGTAGTTGTACGTCCAAAAGATACACACAAAACTATTGAAGAGAAGGTACGTCTTGCTACAATTATTGGCACGTATCAATCCGCACTGACTGATTTCAAGTATCTATCTAAGAAGTGGACAGATAACAGCGAAGAAGAACGGTTACTTGGTGTGTCTCTTACAGGCATATTTGACAACCATTTAACATACAGCCCTAATGTTAAATTTTTGCAAAATATAAGGCACACGG